TTGTAGTATTCTATCTGTATAATCTGCCTTAGGTTTTAATTCACCAATAATTTGATCTTTTCTGTCATTCTCAACAAGTAAATTTTGATTTTCTGCTTTTAAGTTTTCGACTTTGGTATTTAATACATTCATAGCTTTTAATATTAATTCATCTTCTGTCATTTTTTCTTCTCCTGCTATATAGCCCCCTGTCTTTCTTATTGCTGGTAGGACTTCACTTGTTACCCATCTTTTGAATTTCTTTGCGTTTGGTAGCTTACTTGACATTATTAAACTATATAAACCACTTTCATTTATTACTATTGTATCTTGCATTCCTGAGGTGCTACCGAAATGGTACTACCTTTTTATCTTCTTCATCAACATGTCTATTTATATCTCTACTGCCATTCTTGTATCCTAATATTGTAGAAATTTCCTTGCCAACAAAATATGGTTCATTATTTATTTCTAAACTTCTAATTTCTCCAAATTCTTCATTTTTAAATATCATCAAATCATTCATTACCTTACACCTCCTAAAATTTCTTTTGCATATATATTCTTACAGATTTCTACTACTTTTCTATTGAATAAGTTAATTTTGCTCATTGCTTCAAGTTCAAATTGTGTGAAATAATTATTGCCTTGAGGTTTTCCTAAAATATAATTCATTGTATTTACTTTTTCTTCCTCATAAAGCCTTATCATTTTACTAGTTCTTTCGCTATCTTTTAATATTCCTTCTATATAGTCATTATCTACTTTAATTCCCATTCCAGCGTAATATTTTTTTATTTTTTCTTTTATTTCCATAATAAAAAGAACCTCCTCAAAATTTAATAAATTTCTTGTGAGATTCTCTATTCTATGATATAATATTTCATAGATAGAGTTAATCTCTATTGGGATAGATATAATCTGTTTTGTTTACCAGACACGTCAGATTGTATCTATTTTTTATTGCCTAGCAATAAATTTACTCCTCTCCTTATTGTATCAGCTTTAGTTATTTGATTTTCTTTACTATATTTAAGTATTTTATCATGTGTAATTTTATCAAATCTAACTTTTACATCAAATTCTTTTGGATTATTTATTTTAGGTCTTCCCATTTTAGGACTCATATATAATCACCTCACTTTTTGAGTTCCACAATGTAATTATACATATTGAGTTCCATAATGTCAAGTGGTATTTTTTATTTTTTAAGCATAAAAAAACACCTACCTAAGTAAGTGTTCTGTTATTTATAATATATTCCAATCAAATCCACAATTTTGACATACACATATTTTTTTCAATTTTATCTTTGTTTTTTCTTTTCCTTCTAATTTTTTAGGAATAAATAAATTAGAAATTCCTAATGTGCACAATCCGGCCAAACCTCTCCCAGTTTTGTGCAACATTTTATGGCCTAAACTATTGCTCTTTTTTTGAGTTTTACTTCCTACTTCTTGCATATTTACTATTATATTTTTACTTCCACACTTTGGACAATTCATAACAATAACCTCCCATTTAATTAACATCTTCCATTTTAGAATTATAATGATATGTAAAATTACTTTCATCATACTTGTGTCCTATTTTTTCATTAAGACTATCTGCTAATGCTACACCTGCATCAGAATAATTTCCTTCTGCTAATTTTCCTTTTACATCAGCTTTTTGATATATTTTAAAGATATTATTCCATTCTTCTTCACTTCCCTCAAAAAATATATCTACATGCTCAGAACTCAAATATGCCAAGGTATTATCATATACGCACTGCAGTGTTTTGGGAATATAAATTTTATTGGCATTACAACTATTAAACACAGCATTTCCCATATCTGTAACTACATAATCCACATTATCAATATTATAACTATCACCGATAATAATTGTTCTATCATTACCTTTATATTTCTCTAATGTTATATTATTGCCTTCAATTGAATATTCAAATTTTGAAATATCTGTAGCAGATCTTTTTTGAGTTCTATCTCTCGAATCTCCAAAAATCCCACTTACTACGCCTATTAAAATCAATAATAAGAAAAAAGTTAAAAGCTTATGTTCCATAAAAAATTTTTTCATATTTCACCTCTCCTTCCATTTTATTAATATTTTACATATATTAATAAAAGAAAAATGTCGAAGTTTGTCGAAAAAAATATTTTTTTTATTTTTCCATTAATCGTCTCATTCTTTTTGTGATTTCCTCAGGAGATTGTCTTAATTGTTTTTCTTGGTCATCCTTAAATAACTCTTTATAGCTGTCTCTGATTGGCACAATTTTAGGATTTTTACACATGCTATCTGCCTTTATAAGTTTATTAGTTACCACTTCCTGCAAGTTTATTTCTTGTTTTAAATCATCAATACTTTTTGCCAAGTGAACTTGACAATAGATATTGATTTCAGCATATCTACTATTCCAAAATTCATGTGGTTTCATGTCAAAATAATATGCTAAAGGTTCTATTGCATAAATTAATTCCACTAAATTTTTAGCATATTTTATTTTTTCTATTATTTCATTTAACCCATATATCCTTGAAACTGTTGTTCTGCTATTTTGCTCATTGCTGTTTCTGCTGATTTTTGCACAATTTCGTTCATATTCATTTGAGATAAAGGATTTGATGTCATTTCTTTTAGTTCTTTCTTGCTCATTTTCTTTTTGAAAAAACCCTCATCATTCAAAGCCTCTGCAATCTTTTCATATAAATTATTTACTGTTATGTTTTCTGCTCTACATTCATCTATAAAATCATATACTTCGTCAGATGATGCAAATACACTTTTACCATTTTCATCTTCTGCTAATTTTAATATTATTTTTGCTAATGCTTCTATATCTAAAACAGAATATGCTTTTGTGAAAGCTTCTTCAAAGTTTTTATTTTTTAGTAGATTAGCTATTTCTACGATTTTTCTTGTTTTTAGTACTAAATTAATATTTTTATTTTTTGTTTCTATAATCATATTTTTCTCTCCTTTGCAAAAGAGAGAAGGCCTAAGCCTTCTCAGTATTTTTTTCTATTGTGCTAGTAATTTTTCTTGTTCTACTCCTAGCACTTAATGTAGAACTAGGCTGTGGGAAATCCCTTGCTTTCTTCTATTGCTGAACTTCTGTAAATCGTTAATTTTGATTTTAACATATCATCTATAGCTATTTCACTCATTCCTATATAGCATGTACCAGTAAAATACCATGTCAATGGTTTTCCATCTTCTGATGCTGTATCTTCTGGCAATTGGATTGCCCAATATCCGTTTGTCTTAGCTGTTTGAACAGCTTTTAATTCATCATATTGGTCTTCTTTAAATAATATTTCTATTTCTAGATTCTCTGCTTTTTGTCTTCCTTCTGCTTGCCTTTCATCAGGAATATCTAAAGCACTATAAGTTACTCCTTCTGGTGCTTTTAAAAATTCAGGTATACTCTGCACAAATGCTATTTGCTTTCTTTTACTTGAATCTTTTAAATCTGCTAATGTGTCTGCATGAAACAATTTTGTCATTGTACTAGTTTTTGGTTCTGACATCTTCAATTCCTCCTTATTATCTTATAAAATTAAAAGAGGCTGTTATAGAATTATAACGAACCTCAAATGTTATTGTTATACCGTATTTTTGCAGTATTTGATCATATACTGCAGGGCTGGTATTTGTCCTTATAAAATTAAATTCTTGAAGTTTTGTAGTAACCTCATCTGTCATTTGCATTGCTTGACGTTGCTTTTCATTCCAACAAGTTATCGAAATTTGAAATGTAGATTTGATTGGATATGCGTTTTCTGTCAAATTTACCGACTTCAAAGGAGTGTGCAATTCCAAGCATGGAAATTTACTTTCCGTAGTTGGATTTGTTAGAATTTGCTTATATTTTAAAGATTCTAGTTTTTCATAAACTAAATCACTAAAATCTCTTATACTTAAATCTTTCATTTGATTACCTCCAAAAAAAGAAGAGTATTTCTACTCCTCTTTATACCTCCATATATATCCATGTGCATTTTTTTGTTTTCTTCTACAACAATCTGAAATTGATGCTTGAGAATATCCAGTTTTTCTTGATGTCTCCCAAGCGCTTCCATAATTCGCTATTTCTCTCATATTTTTATCATATTGTATAACCTGCTTTGATAGTGAATTGTCTTTTCCCCTTCTAGCAGTTACTAATTTGTTTTTATATGCATGCAACATGTTTTCAGAGCATGTGTTCCATTCTAAATTACTTACACAATTATTTTGTTTATTGCCGTCTATATGATTTACTTGTGGTTTATTTTCTGGGTTAGAAATAAAAGCGTTTGCAACTAGTCTTTGAATTTCTACAACTTTACAATGTTTATTTTTATGTAAGTGTACTGATAAATACCCATGTGCATTTATTCTACAAGCTATTATTTTTGATTTTAACCTTCTATTAGTATATTCAAATCTATTCCAAACTCTAACTTCTCTATCTAAGCTTTTAACCCTGCCCATATTACTAACTTGATAATATCCTTCATATTCCTCAATGTCTTTCCATATTTCTTGCATTAATTATGCCCCCATTTTAGTTTTTATTTACAAATATCTCTAAACATTTCATCTAATTTCTTCTTAACTATTTCTGCATTTTCATTTCTACTTTTAAATTCGGCATCAGCTATAAAATGATTGGCTTTAGAGCCATGAGCGATATAAAAGTCCATTCCTTGAATATTAACAACTGGATATGGTAATGCTTTTTCAACTTTTCCTACTGGAATAAACCATTCTGTGTAACCACTTTGAATGAAGTGTTTGGTTTTTCCCACATGTTCCATTTCTGCTTTGGAGCCAGTTCCAAAATATTCAAAAAATAAATATGAGACTCCATTAGACATAAATTTGGAAGGATCCGCATAAACTTTTCCTTTAACTTCTTTAGTTGACATATCAATCATTTCAACCAATATTCCTTCTTCGTTATGGCCTTTCTCTAGCCTTATAGCATAACCTCTAATGTTTTTTAACACATCTTCAGTTATCTCTTTAGCTATCTGTGGCAATTTCTGAGTTATAGCATTTATATTCTTAAAATTATGTTTTACTTTTATATTACAATTGAAATTTATCATTGCATTTTCTCCATTCTATATACATATGTACTTCCTATTTTATTTTTATCTAATACTCTATACTCTGGAATAAACCTCTCTAATTTTGAGATATCTTCAAATGATATTCCATTGCCTTTTTGTATATCATAATCTCTAGTCGCACGACCTTTATATGTACTATAATCCACTTCACCAGTAGACTTTCTATCTAACTCGTTGACATCTTGTTGCATATTCAACCAAGCTTGCCCTTTATATTTCCATACTTTTTCTGGTTCTCCATGGTCTTCTATTTCTTCATATTCTGATATATATACTTTAGCTAAATCTCGTAATAACATTATTTAATCCTCCTTAAGCCAGACTTTATAATGTCATTTCTTAATTTTTCCATGATATCTTCATATGAGCTTGATATAGTACCTTCACCACGTCCTGTCATTCCTTCTGCACCTCGTGCAAGATATACGGCCTTTGTTGCTTTTTTTATGTATGGAAATAACTTTGTATCATCTTTTTGTCTGTTAGAAATATCAGAGGCAATAGAACTAACTTCCTCTAATATTTCTTCTAAAACTTCTTTGTCATCTTTATAATTAACTCCCAAATCAGCTATTATTTTATCTATATTACTGGTTTCTGCCATTTCTATTGCCTCCTACATTATTCTTTTTCGGCTTTTTGTTCAGTCTCTTTTGTTTTTCCCTTCTTGGCTTTTGGTTCAGTTTCTTTTTCTGTTTTATTTACCTTTAAACCTATAAATGTTGCCATCTTAGTACCTCCTAACCTTCATATGAGCAGTATACACCAGCTAATTTGTTTTCATATACATGTCCATATAAGTTGTTGTTTCTATATTTAAATACGTTGTCATCTCCATTTTGGTCTTCATCTGGTGTAAAGTATTTTATGTATTGATCCATAGCTGTTACTACAGCAGATTTCTCAACACATAAGAAGTTGATATCTTTTCCACCTTCTACTAATTCATAGTAGTCTGATGTTGAAGGGTTTCCTGTTGGAGAAGTTACTTTTGAATATGCTCCAGAACTTTCTGTGTAATATGTCTTTCCTGATACTACAGCTGTATCTGTTGACTTAATATATGAATCTTTTGCTTTTTGGTATCCATAATTTTGTTTTCCATTGTTTAATGTTACTGCTGTATACATTCTTGTTTGTGGAACTTCAATTATTGTTGCAAATCTTTCTAAAACTTTCTTTGACTTAGTTGTATCTAAATCATCTATCATTCCTTTTAGTGTTGGTGTTATGAATAAAATTCTGTTTTCAGTTGAAACTTCATCTTCATCCATTTTATTTGTACATGCTCTTAATGCACTTACAACTCCTGCACCGTCAGAAATAGTTTCTTTCTTTGTTGAGATTCCTGTTACTCCTGCTATTTTTGCAATTCTTGCAGCATCAGTTTCTGGAACTACTTTTGTTCTTACAAATTCTCCTGATAATTTTGCAAATGGCAATCCTAATGCTTCTTGATTGTCTAATCTGTCAATTCTTAAATCTTGACTTCTTTCTTTGTCATATTTTACTGTTTCCCATTTGAAACTTGTTGAACCTTTTGTGTATCCATCATTTCTTGAAAAATCTCCTAAACCGTCCATATCTAGTTTAGCGACTTTAATTTCTCCATTTGATCCTTTTTGTACTGTTGTTTCGTCTCCATCTAAGATAGATGTTTTTGCTTCGTTTTTATATACTTCGTCCAATTTTGGTAAGTATATTGTTGATAATTCAATATTGTTCATGTTTTACTCCTCCTATTTTATAGTCCCATTGCCTTTCTTATTGCTTCATCAGCACTAGGCTTATTACCAGATGGGTCTGGATTGTATGGTGTTTTTTCTTTTGACCACTCATTTACCGCATTTTCTACAATTCTATCTTGAATTGATTTAATAAGCTTGGTCTTTTCTTGCAACTGCTCTGCTGTCATGTTTTCATAATCAAAAAGATTTAAAAATTCTGGGTCAAATGCTGTATCTTGTGTTGTGGCTATTTTCAAAGCTTCATCTTTTAAGTCTCTAGCATTTAATTTTCTTTGCATTGCTTCATAATCTTTTTGTTGCTTTTGCAATTGATATTGCAATTTTTGAGTCTCATTCATTTGAGCTAATTTTTCAGCTTCTGTTTTTTCAGTATCTCTTTCTAATTCCCATTGTTTTCTTGCATTTTCAATAGCAGTTTTATTAGAACTTGATACTCTCGAATCTAAAAAAGATTGAAGTCCTTTATCAGTTTTTATAAGTTCTTCATAATTTACTTTTTTAGTTTCTACTTTTTCTGTTCCCTCTAAGTTCTCTGCCTCAGGGTTAACATTTACATTATTGTCTTGGTCCATATTTTCCTCCTTGCCCCTTTAGTACTCTGCCTAAAGTTGCTTTACTGTTATTTTGTTTATTTTATAAAGCCTAACTACAAGAAAAACGGCATAAAAAATAGACGTACGTCTACGTCTAAATTTATAATTATAAAATGTTAATAACTTATTTATTCCTTTGCTTCCATATATCCCTTAGCAAAATTATATTTAACTACCCACATAATTGGTCTAAATATTGTAATTACCGTAAATATGATCCAATACCACGTTGGCATTTGTAATTTAATACTTAATATTAAAACTAATAACCACATATTATTCACCTTCTTTCCATAATAAAAGCACCTACTTCAAAAGTAAGTGCTTATTTCTTTCTATTGTATAAATTGTATTCCATTGTATCTTCAGTATCTATTTTTCTAAAATGTTCTGTAATATCCTCATCATCTTGTAAGTTATATTCTTCAATCAATTTTATTAATTTATTAGTATTCTTTTCTTTTAATGCTTTCTTTTTTATTTTCTCATAATTCATTTATTACACCTCTAATATATTCAAACAAACTTTTATCCTTATTTAATAAATTTTCTTTATTCTCAATATATTCTCTAAATCCTTCACTAAAGTAATCTCCTAAACAATTCATATTAATATTTCCATTACTATAAGTTCTTAAATTACCTTGTAAGTCCTTATTGTAAATTTTACCTTGCAAATCAGATATAAATTTCGCGTTCTTTATTCCATTCATGCCCAATTCTTCATTATATTTTATTAATTCTTGATTATAATTCTCTAATCCTGCATTACGTATTTTAATATATTTTTTATCGTTTAGTATATTTAACTTAGTTTCTATTGCATGACCAATTTCGTGAATAACTTCGCCTTCTGTCAAATTTTCGCCATCCATTATATATATTTTATCTTCTTTTCTATCATAAAAACTGTTTTTAATTATATGATTATTTCTGTATACTTTACCTTCTGAAAATATTTCATAATTTGTATCTTCAATTAAATTTCTTATATTGTAAGGCAATTTTGTTATTGCATTTACAATTCTGTCTATTTCACTTTCAGGCTTATAATTTTTATTCACATTTAGCCTAATATACGAAGGATATTCTATATCATTATAGCTTGTTTTTTCTTGTTTTGCAACTGAAGGTACATATCTTATCGTGCTTCTGCACCAATGCCAATAGTACATTATTGGAGGCAGATTAATTCCGAGGCACTAGTCCTTTTACACTCACTGGCATTAGTTTTATATCTTTTTTACTATTACCCCAATATCTTTCAAATTTATTTTTCTGATCAATATAAAAACGCATCCCATTCATTGATTGGCACATTTCTGTACTATGCTCATCGGTTACTGCCAAAAACTCCACTTGTACATTATCATCTGCATTAGATTTTATTCCTTCTATCTTCGCTAAATTATTTAGCCCTATCATTTGTAAATCCGTTGCACCTGATATTTTATTATTATTTATATTAATTTTTTTATTATTTTGTCTGTTTATTATCGTTTGAAACTCATCAGAATCAATTTCTAGGTCTTTTGGTTGTTGCATGTTTATAATTGCTTGTTTGTATATTTGTTGAGCATTATATTGTATTGTAGCTTCAATGTATTGTTTCCAGTTAAAACCACTATAATTAGGCTGGTCTAATAATGCAAGAAATAAAGCCATCGTTAATATTGATGGTTTTTTCTTTTTATTTACTTCTTGTTGACCTTGTTCATAGTAATAATTTGCATCTTCATACATTATTTGTTTTTCTTGTTCTTCAAGTTTATTTTGTTCTTCTATATATGCACTATAAATTAATAATTCTAGTATTTCACTATTTTTTACTCTTGTTCTTTTATAAATATTGTTTGCTAATACAGTAAAGTAATTATTATTCTTTAATAAGCCTTGTTCTTTCCATTGTTCTATATATGTATTTATTCTTTTTTTAGTCTTATTATCTGCAATATTATAGATGTTTTCGGTTGTAAAATTAAATGTATCAAAGATTTCCTGAAGTCTGTTCTGTGTTTGTTTTGATATTTTATTATATAGTTGTTTTAATTCTTGCATTTTTGTATCGTGATAATTCCATATGTTCATATTAAACCCTTTCATAAGTATTTTTAAATATTTCTGGTTTACATGGATATATCTCACCTTGTATTCCTTTTACTATATAATCTCCGTAATTTGCATGCATAACTCCTTCTAACGTTTGTATATCTGCATTAGTATCATCATAATGTTGAAAACCTGTTGATTTTCCATGTAATATAATTTCATTACTTGATACTTTATCCATAAACCAGTCTGGAATAAAATCTATTCCTAATCTAAATGCTTCTATTTCTATTGGAATTTTTCTATATTTCATTTATATTCCTCTATTCTTTATTGATTTGCTTATTAACTACTTTTGTTTGTTCTTTTTTATTGTCTGCAGTTAGTTTTTGTGCTTTTTGCTTATCTGTTAAATCTGTTATTTTATCATTTGAATTACTATTCTCTTTACTGTCTTGTTCTGTCTTGTTCTGTCCAAGCATTTGCATTTGTTCTAAGTTTTTCTGTATATTTTCTTCATTTTGTTTATCTATCTTTTCTAGTTCTGAATTGCTATCTAAGTCATCAGGTAACATATCAATAATAGATGCATCACTTAATAAACCTCTTAATTTCAAGGCTCTTGTTGTTTCTGTATCTTTGTCTGTTGGTAAATTCCTTTGTAAATCTATTTTTATACTTCTAAAATCATAAGATTTATGTTTCCTTTTATTTATTCTGTCTATGATTGTTTCCCATCTTCTTAATATTGCTTGTTTAAAGTGTTTATCTGCATCCGTTATCATTTGCTCTAATGCAAAGAATTTTCTATCTAATGCACTAGCATTATCTGCGTTTGTAAATCCTAAATCTGTTATATTCGGTACTCCACTTATCATTGCTATTAAATCTATTAATGTTTTCTTATGATTTTCTAGTGCTGTATCTTGTACACTTTTTTCTACCCAAGCAATATCTCCTGTATTATCTGGTGTATAAAATACTTGCATTTTTAATAATGCTTTATCTTCTTCCTCTCTTGCTTTATTGACTACTTGTTTAGGTTGCCCATTTTCATCTAATTCTGGATTTCCTTCTGCATCTAATTTTGTTGTCATCAATTCATTTTGTGGTGTAAAACCTGTTATTTTTAATTTTGCATCATCATTGTATTGAAACGTATTTCTACTATTTTGTATTACTCTTTCATAAGCACAAATTAAAGAGACTACCAATTCAAAACTTGATAGTCCCATTTCATTTTCTATTGCTATGCATGGAAGCATACTCCATTTCCCTTTTTGATATTTTCCTTTATCTTCTTGTAATTTCTTATAATCATTTGGTGTTGGTGAATAATATCTTTTGCCATTTATAGTTGTTAGTTCTACTATTGTTATATCTGCACCATTTTTATCTCTTTCAGTCCATTTTCTTAGTTGCCCAATTTGTTTTACTGGTGTTGAATAATCAAATATTCCTATTGTATTCAATGCACTTTGTTTTGTATATACTATTTCATTATCTTCATTTTCATATAATACTTCGTAGCACCCTCTCATACCAAAATAATCAAATGCTAAATCAAAAAATTCTGTTGTATCATCATTATATTTACTTATATAATCTATTAATACTTTTAGTTCTTCATCTTTATTTGCATCTGTATTAAAAACTTTATTAAGTAATTTCTTGATTATATTCAATTTTGTTGGGTCTGATATTTTTTCAACATCATATACTGGTGCTTTTCCTGCAAAATACCCTGTTACCATTGAATTAATATAATTTTCAAATGCGACTTTTATTTTTTCATCATTTATACTTACTAGCTCAGAATTGTCTGTCTTTCTTCTTATTCTTTCATATAGTTGTTTCCTTGCATTCCATTCTTTATCTGCTAACATTAATATTTGTGCTACACTATTTTCATTTTCTAATGTTTCTGGACTCCACTGTATCATTTTATTTCCTCCTATATTGGTTTTATATAACCGAATTGTAATTTTTTAAAATTATATTCTTTTTCTCTGCTATATCTTGTCATATCAATACTATGGTTATTAGCATCTGGATATTTGCTTTTAAAGTTACCATATTTATCTTTTTCGTATTCATATGTACTAAATTCTCTTGCAGTATTAGGACATCTCTCTGGGTCTATTATTATTTCAACTAAGTTTTGTAGCCATCTAACACCAAAGTCTATACTATCAGGTCCTTTTTTAGCGCCTACTATTCGTAATCCGCCATAACTGTTCATTTCATCAATGCTTTTTGGTTCTGCACTATCTGCAGTAATCTCACTTCTTCCAATTTTTACTTTTATTATTTCATCATGTAATTTTTTATTTGATATACCTATTTTGTAAATTTCATTAAATATATATAGTTTTCTTCTTGTTTTATCTAAATGATTTTGACCATAACAAGCGGGGTCTACTGCATATCCAAAATCTATACCATCTGCTATATTATCAAAATGAGATATTTCTTCATCTTCTATTTTTCTTAATGTTACATTAGTAAATACTGCTCCTCCAGTCCCTGTCGGTTCTCCTAAATACTCATTCCTATATGCTAGTTCATTTGTTTTTTTTAGTTCTTCTGCTTCTATTATAAATTGTTCTCCTAGCCATTCAACTGGTACATCCAAATATGTAGAACTATGAACAAGTCTATCTGGTCTTACAACTATTACTTCTGCATTTACCCAACTAGCAATCATTTTTGGCGGGTTATAAGAATAAAAAACCTCGTAGCCATTTCCGACCACGAAGTAATGATTGTATTATACTTCTTATTTCTTCCATACCGAAAAACTCGTCAAGTTCTTCATACCAGAGATATTTACAGAATCCCTTTTTAAATTTTGTTGATTTTATTTTTCTATAATCGTCTTTATTGTTACAACTTCTAAATAATATTTGTTGCCCTGTTGGCTTATATGTCAGTCTTAGAGGGCTTACTTTTGCTTCCCAATATTCTGATACTCCTAATTGTTCTATTCCCCATAATATTTGAGTGTATACACTATCTGCTAATGTATCTCCTACTTTTCTCATTGCCACTGCATTTGAATATATTCCATTTTGTGCATCTATCATCATCATCAAAGGAATAACTATACCTATAAAGCTTGATTTTGTGCTTCCCCTTCCACCGTTTTAACCAATAATGAGTATGTTTATTTGTCAAACAGTCATCAAGTAAATCCCAAAAGTGTTTTGCTATTATATTGTATGGATTAATCATTTTTTGGTCTTTCTATATTTATTACTGGTGGATTAATATTTTGTATTTGCTCTATTGGTTTTTCTCCTATTGTGTCTCTCATTAATTCAAATGCTTTCGTATTGCCTTTTATTGCCTCTTTCCATAATGCAAATACTGCACAACTTTTATTACTTACTTCTTTATCTGCAAATCCAAACTCTATCATCTGCTGTTTTAATCTTTCATCTGATACTTGTCCATCTAAAAATTTATTTATTATCTCTTTAAATGTTTTATTTTGTTGTCTTTTCTTTGCGCTTGCTTTTCCTGCTTTACTTGCATTTTTTCGGCGTTGTTCCGGCGTTAAATCTTCGTTTTTTATTAAATTTTGTTCATTTGCCATTTATATCACTTCCTTATTTTTTAGCATAAAAAAAGACACCTTTTACAGTGTCTAAATAAAAAGCGTTCCGATTCGAACGGAAATCTCATCTATCAATGCGTAATCTCCCTTATACGACTACCTTTTACTTTTATTATTATACCATATTTTATTTATCCTATCAACCATCTTTCTTTCTTCTGGTGTTAATTTGCTTGCTCCTTTTTTACTATCATTTTCGTTGTGCTCATATCCATGATGAGTATGAGGTTTTATTCCTTTGTGTGCTTTTTGTAAATCTATTTGTTTAGTTCTTTTGCCATCACTATCATAATATGTAATAGCTGTTAACTCATCTTTATTGTTTACAGTAACATATACTCTTCCTTTTGTCATTGTTTCCATCGGAGTTTTAGTGGAACCACTTTCATTGCTTTTTACAAATTTTATATTACCACTTTTTAATACTGCACTATATTCTGTCCCATATATTTTTTCTTTATTACTTTTTCCTGAACTTGCACCTCTGCCCCCCATTTATTTACTCCTTATTTATATATCTTTTTTGCTATCTTTTCAGAAATATCCATAATTTCATCATTATGTTTTCCATCTTGAAACATATATCTTCCTCCTATATGGTTTCTTAACCTACGTCTCATTTTCTTTTGCAACTGCTCTTTATCAGTTATTTCTCTTTCTTCATAAAGCTCTTTTGCTTCTGCTATTGTATCTTTTACGTCTTCAATAAATTCATTAGCCTCTCTAGCATTAACATAATCAAAATTTTTAGCAAGTTTCTTATTCTCGTCATTTCATTATTTATTCCTGTACTTTCACTACTTGCTCCTCGTCCTCCCATTTTTACTCATCCTTTCTGTTACTTCATTTTCATAATAGATTACTTCTATGTCTCCATAGTCATAATCCAATTTTCCACCATATATTAAAATAGTAGATGGCTTAATTCTTTTTATAAGCTCATCGACTCCTTGTTTCCAGACTTTTAATGCTTCTTTATTCTTTTTAACTCCTATTGTCGATATACTTACTATGCTTCCTTGTGATATTCCTTCAAAACAAAATTGGAATGTCTCAGGCTCTGCCCAACTTAATGTAGGAATTACTTTTATACCTTGGCTTTGATAATATTGTCCTATTAACCTGCTTCTATATATGTTCCATATCTTCATAGGCATTGGCATATCCATATATAAACTAAAGTCAGGACTTAATATACATTCATATTGCTTTAATATATCAACGTAATCCTCTGGCTTGTTCCATAATCTCTCAAATTGATAATCGTCTAAATAGAAATGTATTCCTGCATTCTTTTCTTTGCTTGTTTTAGCATAGTTAAATCCAATTAACTTACTTGGTATGAAATTATCATTCTTTATAATAGGCATTTGCCAAAAATCTGATACATTTTCATTATCCATTATTCCTAGATTGTATGTATCATTTGTTCTATGTCTTTCATTTTCTTTGAATATATCATCAAAATCTATTTTAAAATCAAAGGCTGACATATCTATACTATCAATACTAAATAATTCTTCATTTAACAATTTACTATCGAATCCAGTATCCATATTCAACTTATTATGAACTAATATGTATGCCTTTTTTTGTTCTTCTGATAAATTACTTAGTCTTATACATTCTACATTCTCATATCCCAATTGCTTTAATGCTTCGTATCTACCGTGCCCTTCTATTATCATATTATTTTCATCTATTGCTATTGGGTCATTAAATCCAAATTCTTCAATGGATTTTTTTATTTTATCTATCTGCTGTTGAGGGTGCTTTTTAGCATTATTTTGATATTGTACCAAATCATTTATGCTTATGTTTTCTATATTTAGTTTATTTTTATTTATAATCTATCCTCGAATTTAGTTTTTATATCATTATTCATAAAACTCATTAATTCATTTATATAAACATATGTATCACATTTGCTCAATTGTCCTATCTTTTTAACCAATTGACTTTCTTCTATTTTTATTGGCATTTCTATGCGAACAAATGATTTATACTTTAATCCTACATCATACCAATTTCTTATTTCTTTTTTATTCTTTTTGTCCTGTGTTGTTATTTTCATGCCTAAATAATCATTATTTTTTTCAATAATAAAACCATGTCCATCATCTATGATTAAACACGTCCTTCTTTCTAATATTACATTTGATATTCTATTATTATACGTCTCTATTTTAGGAATTATTGTAATCCATATTTCTCCTATTTTGGGCTTGTATTTCATTTTTCTCTCCTTTAAAACATCTGTTCTTTTGCTTACATTCATCACATTGTCTTTTCATACACATTTCATAATTAAACTTCTTGCTCATAAAACTCACACCTTGTTGTTATGATTCCATTTAACTCTGATGTACGAATTTCGCACAAGTCTTTATTTTTGTTCTTACAATTTCGGCATTGTTCCTTTACGTACTTATCAAATCTTTCTTTTTCACTACTCATAACTTTACCTTCTTTTTTTATTTTTTTCGACAAATTTTGACATTATTTTTAATTTATGTTTGTTATACTCCCTTTGTACATGTACATAGAAATATTATTATTTAGAAAGCGAGGTGAATACTATGTTTTATCCCAAAAGATATTTATTAAATATTAACACTGGTGAAGTTCATGACACCAAAAATATTAAAGACGAATGTTCTATTCCTTCAATAAAAGAAGAACATAAAAAATGGTTTGACTATTTATCAGAAGCATTATCTTATCCTCATAATGATAACCAAATACACAATGACGGTTGTGCTCATTGTCTGCCTCAATATCATACACGTTAATATTTAATTAGTTGATTTTATTAAATATTTTTTAAAGCTGGTACTAAATTAGTGTCAGCTTTATTTCAATTATTTGCGTATTTTGTACTAATAAAAAAAGAACCTACTAGAAAGGTTCTAAGTGAGATTTGTTTTTAGGAGTCAAATGATTTTTACAACTCAAAAAGGTTCATTTTGGAAATGGTTTTTATACTAACATACCTAGCATTTGCTAATATCTTTTTATATAAAAATAGCCTGACGATGTTAACCTTCGCCAAGCTATCTTTCAAGAAAAGAAAATTATAAATACTTTTAATATTTATTTAATTTTTCATAATACTATTTTAGCACCTTTTTTTATTAAAAAACTGCCAATTTTATGCCAACTTTTTTAATTCTTTACTAACTTGTGTTATTAATTCTGTTTTCTTTCTAAAATATGTTCTTTCTGACATACCATTATTTATTAGCTCCCACTTACTTTTGCTTAATATGTATATTGTTTCAAATATCCTTTTGCCATCTTCGTCAACTAACTGTATAGCTTGTACAACTGCCTTATATTCTTTAATTGCTTCCTGTAGAACTTCATCTTCTTGTAGCTTGATTACACTTTCTAGTACACGATCTGATACATTATTTTTTGGTTTTGGCATTCCATCCAAGTTCTGGGCTCCTAAATCCATAATATCTGCTCTTATATTTAATATTTTAACGCAGTTATAATTGTATCTCTTTAAACATCCTTTTGCTTCTCTGTATTCTTCTTTAGATAACTTCATTTGTACCTCCTACATACTTTTTAATTTCTTTATCTCTGCCTGCAATAACTTGTTTTTCTCCTTAGCTTTATGTAATTCTTCTTCAAAATATAACATACGTCTTTCTTCTGATTTCTTTTCTCTATAAAATACTGCCAACATATTGTATGTTGCATGAAACTTTCTAAATAATTCTATTGTTCTATCGTCATCAGTATATTCTATCAATTCTCTTAATTCTTGTATTTCTGTTTGTGTTATTGCTCTTTTAATTTTCTCCATCTTTTGAATCCTCACTTTCTAATATTTCTTGTAAAGCTCTAATTCTCTCACTTACCGCAATGTGTGTTGCTAAATCACCTTTTGTTTTACTTAATTCTTCTATCTTGTCTTTTATTTTTTGAATTGGAATAAGCTGACCTGTTTCCCAATCTTCAACTAATTTATATATATCTAAACTTTTCATTCGGTCTATTTCTTTGTGCAATTCTTCATTTTCTTTTTGTAGTTTTTCTATATTTTCTACTAATAACCTTTTACCATATTGACTTAATCTATCTTGATATAATAAACTTATTAACTCTTCTAATTTTTCACTCATATTATTACTCCTTTTCTAATAATTGTTGTAAAACTTCTACACATTTATCGCTATCTCTATCAGTTGTAAATAGCCAGTACCCTTCTTCTTGTATTCTCTCTATCTTATTTTTTATTTTTTGTTTTGAAATATAATTTTCATAAATTATTTGTTCTGCTTTTTGTTGTTCTTCTGCTCTCCCTCGTATATAACCATCTTGTTGAATATTTCTATATTCATTTCTTAATTGTTGATTTTCTTTTTGTAATTCATAATATCTTCTATATATTTCATCTGTATCTGGGTATAGTAAATTAGGTTCTTCTTTTCTTCTTTCTTCTAAATATTTTTTTCTATAAGTTCTTTTATCAAATATGTCTTGTATTCTCTGATATTCTAAATTATCTGATTTTAATTCTTCATTCTCCTTTAATAAAACTTCATTCATTTTTAATACTTTTTTATATTCATCTGTTATTTTTTTTATTGAAACAACTTCTGTCCAGCTTATTTCGCAATTTATACATTCGTTTAATTTACATTCATCACATTTTTTTATTAATTTATCTACTTTTTGTATATCTTTTCTGCTATTTTCTTTCACTTAAAACACCTCCTAAATGTTATTTAATTCCAATTTATAATTTTTCCAATTAAGCCATCCTAATTCATATTCTTGGAGCAATATTGCTTCAAACTCTTTATTTCCGTATCCTCTTTGCTCTGCTGTGGCATAATCATAAACTGACCATTCTTTGTTTTTAAGATTAAATAATATTGTTTTATCATTCTTTGCTTTGTAGTAAAAAAATCCATCTTCACAATATATTTTTGTATATCCTAATTCTTTAAACATTTCATCTGCTGTTTTTTCTTTCATTGTGTATTACTCCTCTCTCAATTTATTGTTTCGCCTATATAATCAGCATAGATATAACCTTTTCTTCTTACATTTTTGCAAAAAGCATTTATTCCGTCTGTTTCAATTATGTTTAAATAATATTCTATTAATTTTTGAGTTTCTGGATGAAATATTCTTTCTTTTTTACATTTATTATAATATTTTAATGGTTCACTATATGGCTTGTTATAATCTACATTTTGCTTTGAATATACTATTCCAGCTCCTAACCAATCACATATCATTTCAATTACATAATCGTACGGAATTTTACAAGGTGTATTCTTATAAGTTCCTATATTGTCAATCCAATATTCCCAATGATGTGGGTTATGACCTTTGTGATGCTGCCAAGCTAATGAGTATCCAATTGCTGTCTTTTCCGCATCAATAGGACTAGATGTTCCTTGAAAATATTTTGCACTGCTAAAAAATTCAGTTATTCCATACTTGCTCAAGTCATGCATTAATCCTCTTTTATATTTCCCACATTTAAAGCAAAATTTCATAACATAAAATTTGTGCTTTGTTATGGTTTTAAAATGTTTTAAATATTTTTCTATATTACTCATATCTTATTTACTCCTTTTTATCATATTTATCCAATATCTTTTTATTTTTCATTGCTAAATTAACAACAGGTTGTAGCAATTTAGCTAATTCACAGCCTATTCTTTCAACTTCTTCTAGGTCTATTCCTTGTTTTGCTAAATCTACTGCAATTTTCATTTTCTCTTCTTCACTCATAGTTACTCCTTTCCAACTTTCTGCCACACATTGGACAATAATTTATTTGAAAGAACTGACTTGGTTTATATCCATCATTGTCTTGTCCTTCTATTTCAACATATAACATATATCCCCAAGACTTTCTTTGATTAATAATTTCCATATGCGTTTCTTCTTCATTGTCTATATCTAACATTTTTTTATTATTTATTATTTTTCCACAGTATTCACACATATCTATTCTCCTTCTAATAATTAACTCTAATTATGTAACTATTATTCTCTAGCATATAATCTATACTTAGCCTTAAATCTTGCATTTTATCTATTCCATATCTTTCTATTTGCATTCCACATCTTAAATTTCCCATATGATTAGTTATTGCAAACTTTACTATATTTTCTAATTGCCTAGTATAAACACTAGATTCGGTTTGTTTATCTAATTTTTGTCTTAATCTTCTATTTGATAATCTTTCTGTTTCTAAATCATCTCTTAATTTTATAAGTTCTTTATTTAATCTTTTTACTTTTCCTTTAACGCTCATCTTCTCCTCCTAATAACTCTGGATTATCGTATATATTTCCGTACAACAACAATCTTTGTTGGGTGTATATTCCAAAACATTCCTAAACACTTTATTCCAAATTGACCATATTTATATTCTATTATTCCATTCTCTTTTATATTAAATTGTTGCACTATATCTCCCTCATATATTTCTTTTCCGTTTTTATCGTGTAGTCCGAGTATATTGCATTAGCCATTTATTGTATGATGGTATTGTAAAAATATTAGCTAAGTTTTTTTCTAACAATTCATTCCAATGAATCATTTTTTTATCATAATTATTCCAAACTCTAAACTTTATTTCTCTATTCATTTTCTCCTCCTACTTTATAGCAATTAGCCAAGTATTGCTCTTTTGTTAGTATTGTTTTTATATCTTTATTTTCTAGAAAGCCTGTAAATTCTTCAAATTCGTTATTCCATTCTACATACAATTCGTTATCTTCTATATGCAAAATTTCCATTCCATTCACAAAATCTCCGATTTCTATTAAATCTATTAGTTGTTTACTGTGTTTTACTATGTCTTTTTCGTTATAATAATTATATTTACAAGAAATATGTTTTTCACTACAATTTGGATTATTACACTTTCCATCATATTCAATTATCACTTTATCAATAATTCCATCTTTTGTTCTTACATATTCTCCTACTTCAATTTTATCTTTCATATTAACCTCCTTATTCTTTTGGCATTTCAAATACTTTTGGTATATTAAATATATTAGGCTGTATATCTATTTGACCTCTTAAAATTGCTGGTCCACCCTCTAATTTCAAATAACTTGAATATCTTTTTATAATTTCTTGTAATACTTCTTTTGCTCTTTCTTCTGATGAATATATTCCAAGTGAGCTGCCATCGTTTATTGCATCACATACTTCAATTGAATACTCTTTTAAAGTTGGTACAATTTGTAGACTTAGTACATTATCAAAATTATGTATTGCTTTTTTATCTTGACTTACTATTATCATTCTTTATTCCTCCTTTATTATATTTATTACTGTAACTATTCCCCAAGCTATTAATGTTACAATTGCTGATACTATGCAAAATATTATTATTGCTATACACAATACTATTGCTTTTAACCAAATCATTTCTTTTCTCCTTCATCAAATATTCCTAATACTTCTCTTTTGAATTGCTCTGTTTCTTGTTTCTGACTTGTTTGAGCTTCTTTAACTAGCCTAAATTTATAAAGTTCTGCTTCCATGTCTGACTTAGTTTTCATCATTTTTTTATGTATTTCAATAGCTGAATCTAACAACTTGTCAATCTCTTTAAGTGTTCTCATTCTTTTAATTACGTCTACTGTCAAAACTATTGCTATAATCAATAATACTGCTGTTACAGTAGTTTCAATTGCCATTATTACTAATGCCATATCATTCTCCTCCTAACTTTTTCTTTAGTTCATAATAATTTATATAATAATCACATCTATATATTTCTTTAAAATTATCTAACTCTTGTCTGTTACATCCTATGCACGTTTTACATTTTGTTTCTGGTTTATTCATACTTATTCCTCCTAAATTCTCGGTATATGGTTCATATTTATAGCTTCAAATCCCTTTTGTGTTCTTTCATATACTGCTACTGTTTTGCCTGTGTACTCACATTTCTTTTTATCTATAACTTTTACCATTCCCATTCTTGATAATTCTGTTAGCCTTGGTGCCGTATAATTTCTCTCCATACTTGGTATAAAACCTAATTCATATAACTCAACTGCTAATTCTTTTGCAGTCTTAGGTTCATCTAATCTATCTAAAATTTGTATATATCTTATTTTCGTCTTATCTTGTATATCATCAAAACTCATCTGCCTTGTCATCTGCGTTATCATTTGTATCACTCCTTTCAGTTGTCGCAAAATTTGCGACAGTTCATATTCCTAGTTCTTCTAATGTATATCTCTTGTTAAGTTCCATTTCTTTATACATTGTCCCTTTTTCAAAATAAGGTAAAATTATCTCATCATTATTTAATTGTATTTGTAGAAATTCTTTTTCTGCTGGAAATATCGGACTTTCTATTTTGCTTATACCTTTAAATCTTTTCTTAAATGGCTTAATCACGTTTGTTAAATAATTTTTTTCAACTTTATCTAATATCTCTTTCTTCTCTTCTTCAACTCTTTCAAAAACTGTTTTGTATTTAACGGGTCTTTCAACTTTGACTATGCTTACATCGTCGTTAAGATTATATTTTAAATTACTATCTAAATTCTCAAATACATAAGTTGTTTTTTGATAAGAATTATCTTTGTTAAAAATTATAACTTTTCCGTTTTTTAATATACATTTATCTCCGTTCTTCAAACTCTCATTTGTAAATGTATTTTTTTGTATTAGTTCTACATTGTTTTTATGTATGTATCCATTATACCTTCCGTTAGATATCGTTAGTCTATTACCCAATATAGCTTCAACCTCATATTTTTCACCAATTTCAAATCCATGAGCAGTATATTCGTCACCATCTTTTTTACTTATTATTCTTACTTTATCTCCAACTTTAAATTTCATTTTTTAATCCTCCTAATTATTAATATAAAACTCATTCCAGTCAGTTTTTCCTGACCTCAATAAAACCTTTTTAGCTTTCTTGTTGTTCTCAACTATTCTGCTCAACTCAGCAATTGAGAAATATCTAACGCCTATGATTAGTGCTTGCTTTATCTCGCTTTCAAAGCTTTCGTATGTATAGTCTTTTAGCTCTCTAGATAGAGCAATTAATTCATTATCACTTAGATTTACTTTGTAATATGTTTCTATGAAATTTCTTACTTTTTCTCCGTCTACTTTATTCATCCCAATCACCTACCAATTCTTTTTTCTCTGTTTTGTTGTTTTTATCTCTAAACTTTCTATCTTCTTGCTCTGCATCTAATACTGTTTTTATTCCTTGTTTAGACCAATTGTTTAATATTGCTTTTATGTATTGAATTGTTCTTTTGTTAGCTTCTACGGACTTTTTCATTGCTAATATAATTAATTCTTGATCCATTTCTTCAGCATAACTTGATAATATTTCAAGTCCGTAAGGTGTTATTAGTCCTATATTTTCGTTATAAAAATCAATAATAACTTGTAAATCGTTAACACAACTGTCATTTACTTTACTATTATTTTTATTTATATTTCTATTTTCATTTGCATTTGCATTTCCCATATGTTGTTCATATGAATTACATATGTTTTTCATATCTTTTTCATATGTTTCTTTTTTCTTTCTGTTATTTCTTCTGCTTTCAGAATATGCTTTTCTTTTATTAGCTTCATATTCTAATCTTTCATTATAGTAATTACCCTCTTCATCTTTTTTGAATTTGGAGAAAATATCTTCATTATATGTTTTACATATGTTTAACATATCTTTTTCTTTCAGATGTCCTTTTTGATGTTGTAAACATAGTAATTTTATATACTGACCTATTTCTTCATCTGTCATTAGCATTGTTCCAGATAAGAAATCACTACTATAAAATAAAAATGCTGGGTCCTTCATTGTTTTCTCCTCTCTTGTAAAATCAGAGGTAAAACTTATGTCTTACCCCTGTTGCCTTTATAAATAATTTTTTCCTATTAATCGAATAAATTCTTCTATTGTATGTTCTTTATTCAAGTATTTCTTCTCACATTCTTGTTTTAATTTAATGTCTAATACATGTCCTAGTTTTCCATGAACTCCCATTGTTCCTCTGTGATGTTCTGCACATAACCAAACTTTAAATCCATTTTCTTCTGATATCCTTCTGTTAGGATTTCCAAAGAATATATGATGTTCTTCAACTGGTGCATATAATCCACATACATAACATCTTTTTTTGTTTTGCATTATTGAATCCATTTAATTCCCCCAACTCTTTACTAGACTGTCTAATTCAGCTTTTGACTTTGTTTCTATGTTATGCTGTTTAGCTTCTTGTACTAACCACTCAATTAGTAAACTCATTTCTTTGCTATCGTATGTACTTGATCCATAGTAGGCATGTACTTTTATACATTTGTCTTTCCTACTTACTTCTTGCACCAAGAAACCTAATCCTTGCTTTCCCCATATTCTTTTAAATTTTTCGTAACTTGATTCTTGAACTATAAATGGTTCATAACTTCCTATTTGCAATACTGCATCTTTATATACATCTTCTTTCGTTATTACTGCATCTTCTGTCGTTATCTTTTTAGCTATCTTGTCACATAGTACCCAGCAATATGCGTTTGCATCAATTGACCTTTTCTTGTACCATTTCTTTAGCTCAATATTTAGTTTATTTTCGTTTTTAAGTTCTTCTACTACACTTGCCTCTTTAGTATCTAATAAGAGGCTTATTTTCGTTTTTCGTGTGTTAAAATCTATACTTATGTCATTGATTATTCCGTGTTGTTTGCATTTGGAAAAACTCCTTTCTTCAAACATTCACTTAATATTTGTAACTTTGGTAAATACTCATTGTTGATAAAATCTTCATCATATTTCACTTCAATTAGTTGAAGTCTGTCTTTGTTTATTTCATTGAAATAATTGTTATAATCGCTTTCTATTAATCCGTATGCAACTATATATAGTTTGTGTATTCCACTTGCATACATTTCAACTTGAGCTTGTCTCCAATATTGTTTTGATACTTTAAACTCTTTTTCTGACTTATGTGTTTTTACTTCATAGATACAAGTATCTGTATTTCCATCTAAATTAGCTCTTAATCTATCAATTATTATCTGTTTATCTTTTTCTAGTCCTTCGATTTCTAAACTATCTAGTATTTTATGTTCGTAATTGTTACCAGCTTTTGTTGCCTCATTTGAAAAACTATTTTTATTAACTCCTATTTTTTCAAGCCACCATTTTTCAAATGATTTTGTATTCCAATTTCCTACTACCATACTTGTATCTGAGCAACCTATGTAATAACTTCTATCTTGACTTTGTATCAATGTTTGATAGATCCTTTTCAAAATTGCTTAAAGTATCAAAATAGCTAAATAATGCTTTTACTTCATCTTCTGTTTTATGAAGTCTTTCTGCAATTTCTTTTACTGATAATCCTTCTTTTAGTTTTTGTGTATAAATTTGTTGGCATCTTTCTTTGATTTTGAAAATATCATGTTTTGATAAATCATCTTCCCAACTATTTTTAGATTCCTTTAATTCTTCTTTAAGCCATAAATCGAATCCTAAACCTGTTCTTATTGCAACACCTTTTACAAATAATCTTGTTTGACAATTCCATAATCTTTGTTGACTCATTGAATTATCTTTAACTGGATTTGAACCATTTGTAACAGGTCCTCTTTGTATAAATTCCATATCATCAATTACAATTTTTACTGCTGTTTCATAAACTCTATTTGTATTGCCTTTACTATCTGTAAAAACTTGCTCTGTCATATACAAACTACTTCCTGTTGTTTCATTTACAACTGGTTCAAAATATACTTTCTCTGCTCCATTCTCATGTAATAAATCAACGACTTTTGCCCAGTTCAAATAATCTGCTCCATCTCTTTTGTCAGTCCATGGACTTACATCTATTTTTCTTAATTCATCATAACTTTTTAACATTTAAAATCTGCTCCTTTCAAATTCAATTATTTGTGCCATATTTTCGGCTTTTTCTTGCTCTCTAAGCCTTTCTTCAACTGTTTCTTTTTCTTCGATATATTTGTCTTTTATTGACTCAATTTCAGCTACTATATCTTTGATATCCCCTTTTATGTCTTTTGAAACAAACCCTTCTGATAATCCTTTCAAATCATTTGCGTAACTTTCTAAGTCATCTATGATATTTTCAAGTTCTTCACATCTATCTTCATCATCTAAAATCATTTTGTTCTCCTCTCTTGAACTTTTCCACGCATTGTGCTAAAATAGTGGAAAAGTAGGTTTATATAATCTATTTTTATTTACATTTGTTAAGTTCTAGTCTGCCGTCGCAATCAGCTAGAACTTTTCTTATTTGGTTTTGATAATTAGTAGCACTGCCAAGTTGATTTTGACTTAATGTTTTTCTAATTTCTGTCAATGTATTTTCTAGTATTGCTACTTTTTTATTAGCTCTATATCCTTTTAGCTCTAACTCCTCATTTTCATTTCTTAATTCTTGATTTTCTGATTTTAAATTTAATATTTCTGTTTTGAATCTTAATCTACCCATGTTTTACTTACTCCTTTCAACATTGCTTTCTTGTATATATTCCATATACTAATTTTTCTTCCTGACATCTGATAAACTGTTCCTTGTACTGCAACTGCTATTGCAAATACTCTTACTAGTTGAGTAATCATTATCATTAAACAACCAAATGCGTCTGCGTATTTTTCCATCTTTAATTCACCTCCTCTAATATCTTTTTTGAATTTTGTATTATTGTTTTTAGTTTTGTATTTTCTACAACAACTTTCTCGTATAACTCAATCGGTACAGAGTTTTTTCTTATCACTATCTTCTTGCCTTTCATTTCAAGTTCTTTATTAGCTATCATTCTTTTTACTGACTCATAACCTACTCCGTATCGTCTCATATATTCGTTCATACTTATGAGATCTTCTGTTTTCTCCAAACATCTCACCTCCTTTACTAATTCTTAACCACCTGTTATAATTTTGTTAAAAGGTGGTGATTATTATGAAACTCAACCCTGATTGCATTAGAGACATTCTATTTGCAATTGAAGAATTGTCTGGTCCAAGTACTTTAATAACCTCAACTCAATTATCAAAAACAAATTTTCTTTCCAAATACTCAAAAGATGAAATTCTATATCACTTAAAGCAACTCTATTTAAGCGAATTTATAATTGCACCTGAAAAGCATAGATGGATTGACGGCACTTTTTTAGTAAATGATTTGTCCCCTGCTGGGCACGAATTGATTTCAAATATTAGGAAAGATACTAATTGGAACAAAATAAAATCAATTAGCAAATCTGTCGGTTCAGAAACTTTAACATCACTTAAAACAATAGCTGAAGATGTAATTGCCTCTGCAATTAAAGCTTCTATGGGATTACCTTAGTTTCAAAATTTTTTGGTGGTACAGATATACAAAAAGTCAATTCAACTATATCTGTATCTCTTTTTATTTGATAATTAGAAATTTTTTTCAGTTCTACTCCATCAATTTTTATTTTTCCTATACTTCCTTTTTCCTCAATTTCTACATGATTAAATTCTTTTTTATCCATCTTCTCACTTCCTTTCTTTTTGTACCTTGTCGCAATTTCGATTTTTAAATATTCCATAGTATCTGCACTATTAACGCATTTAATGTTAATCCTTTCTTTTGAGCTATTCTTAATATCTTTTCTTTTAACTCTAATGGCATTCTGATTGTTAGAACTTCCTTTTGCATTTTCTTTCCTCCTTTCATTATGTCATCATTTTAATGCTAATTTTTTAAGTTATTAAAAACGCAGTTTTTAAGTTGTCAATACTTTTTTTTAATTTTAGTTTATTACGATATTTTCGTAATATCATGGCAAAAAAATAATATCTTTATATTCGACATTATATACTTTTTCTATTTTCTTAAGTATTGGAACATCTGGATATGTAACGCCTCTCTCGTAATTTCCTAATGTATCAGTTCCAACTCCTATAAGTCTTGCCGCTTCTTCTTGACTTAATCCTTTATTTATCCTCGCTGCCTTTAATGTTAATTTCAT